TTTTGTCCTGGTTGTTGAACTGGTTGTTGAACTGGTTTCTGTCTTGGAATTAAACCAAATAAAGGAGAAAAGACTCTCGTTTTCTTTAAAGTTTCGGCAAGTTTTTCAGCAGCAGCTCCACCAATATTTTTTATACATCCTAGAACTGGACCACATCCACCTCCAGGTCCAGGTCCAGGTCCTCCTCCAGGACCACCACCAGGTTTTCCACCTCCAGGAGGTTTTGGTGGTCTCTTAAAAATATCTACAATTCTTTTAATTGTACCAAGAAGTTTTAATATTTTGTATACACCAAATGTTATTAATATTTCTTTCCAGTAGTCTTTAACAAAATTAAAAAATTCTTTTAACTTCTCTCTATTTTCTTTTTTTTCTAACCATTTGAAAGCATTATTAACTATAAGACCAGTAACAATAATGCTAAAGAAATCTAATATCCTCTGGAAAATACTTTTTGCTGGTGCTGCTACTTTATCAAATGCTTTAAATATACCCGATCCAAAACTTCTTACTGATTCAAGAGCAGATTCTTCTTTTGCCGCTCTTTCTCTAGTAACTCTTATTTTTGATGCTCTTAATGCCTGCTGTCTTTCGGTAATTCTCGTGGCAAAATCTAGTGCTAATTGATTTTGAATCTCAACGAGAATTCTATTTGTTTCCGCAAGAGTTTCTACTTGTGATGTTTCCGCCTTCAGTGCTGCTGGCGTAATTTTTGGTCTAATGAAACTGAATGTAGATTTTCTTAATTTTGGACCAGAACCAGATTGAGCACCACGCATCACCGAAGAAGAGATGTTTCTTCTACTAATCTTCGGTATTGATGGTGCTCTATAAATCTGTTCGTTAAATTCCACTCTGCTGTGCCTTTAAGTTTTCTTCTTCAATATAATTTTGAAGTAGACCAACATAAACTTCGCGTTCCCACGGCATCATATTTTCAAGTTCAGTCAATGAGTATTTATGATGCTGCATGAGGGCAAAGTTTGTTTGGTAGTATGACTCAAGATTAGTATGAGCCATACTCAAGTGAAAAAACTTGCCAGACCCTCCAGCACAATTTCACTTTCAACTTTTGTATTAGGATTTTTAACTTTAACAGTATGAGACAACTTGGGCATAGTTACAAAGAAACTTTCAATTTCTTTAAACTGCTTTGTGTTCATTTGCTCCACGAACTCTTCAAGTTCTTTTTTAGTACAGTCAGCAGCACTCCAAGATTCTTCTTCGTCATAAACAACATCAATACAAGATGTAATCATTGAAAGAGACTTGTTTACATCAGATTCAGTCTCATTAACCTCAAAGTTATTTTCAACAAATTGTTCTAGTGATGGATACTTTAATTTCATTGAAAGTCTATCATCAATTTTCACAATATTTGAATGATTTGGATCCTTCTGTACCTTAATATCATCAATATTAATTTCCATTTGAACTTGCGTCTCACCATCATCTGGGCAAGTCACATTGACTTCAACAGTCTCACCAACGGATTTGGCACGGACATTAAGGAACAAATACTCAATATCAAAGGTTGATAGTTCTGATACTTTAACCGTTTTTGTGGCAATACAATCAGAAAGAATTTGAACAATGGCATTTGAAATCTGCTTTGTATCTTCAGATTCAAGTGCCATGATTAGAATTTTTTCTTCTCTGACTAGAAAAGGTCTATATCTAATTTTCTTTCCAGTAGAGGGCAATTCCAACTCATATGTTGGTGTAGAGATCTTTGGTAAAGGCATAATAACCTATAGAAATTCAGTTATGATTATTTATTACCTCTCTCTAGGTCCTCTAACACCAGTGTTAGTCGCCCTTTGTCTGGAAAGATTTATTTGTTCCGCAGATTTACTCAATCCCTCTTGATATGCTTTATTCCAATCAGCATCAGAAAGACCAAAATTTGATGTCCTTTCAACTGGTTTTCCTGTTGCTGGATTAATGGGTCTTTCTACTACATTCGTCGCTGTTTCTGATTTTGCTCCATCACTTGCTCCATTCCCCGATACCGATGATTGCTCCTCCTCATAGATATAACGATCATAATTCATTGTTACCGTAACTTTAAGAAGGTCTGTTGGACCATAACTTACTGGAATACTTGTTACTGATTTTGGAAAAGCATTAATAAACTGATAAACGATACTTCTTTCTCTACCGAACAAATAATCTCGTTCAAATTTTTTAATATAAATTTGAGAATTCTTATAGTATTTTGGATAATTAAATCTTCTAAAAGCATTAGTATCTGGATTACTAGAAGCAGCAAAAGATCCACCACCAGATATAAAATTCATCCAGAATTCAAAAAATCTTAATACATTATAATCATGATCAATATAAAAAGTAAAATCAATGTCAGTATAGATTCTAGTATGGGCAAACTCTTGAGTTACTCCTATAAAATTATCTTTAACTTCTGCAGTAGCATAGGTAGAAGACGGTAAAGAAGCATCAGCACATAACAATCCTAATGTGGTTCCAAAACTTGTAAAATCTATACCTTTCCCTTTTAATTGCTCTAGAAATGTACCTTGCCATCCAGGACCAATAAAAACTTGATATAGATTAGTCGTCGCCACATCGCCAAAATACACTTTGGCATTACGCATTGTAATGTCAGTTATTGCTGGAACACCCATCTAAATACCTTATACGAGTCTTACATTATTAGATATTTAGATGGCATATAAGGGAAAATACCAACCATCGTACCCACAAAAATACAAAGGAGATCCAACAAACATCATTTATAGATCTCTATGGGAAAGAAAATTTATGGTGTATTGTGATTTGAATGAAAGAGTATTAGAATGGGGTTCAGAAGAAATCGCACTTCCATACCGTTCTCCAGTTGATAACAAAGTTCATAGATATTTTCCTGACTTTTATATCAAGGTTAAGGAATCAACAGGTCATATTAAAAAATATCTAATTGAGATTAAACCAAAGAAACAGACCGCACCACCAACAAAACCAAAAAGACAAACCAAAGGTTATATCTATGAGGTTTATGAGTATGCTAAAAATCAGGCAAAGTGGGAAGCGGCAAAAGAGTTTTGTAAAGATCGTTTGTGGGAATTCAAAGTTTTAACCGAAGATGAATTAGGTATATAAGATGCCTAGAAAGACACTCAAACAAAGACAAGGAAAAAATCCAACCGATGATAATGAAAATCGGATTCGTTCTGTCATTGATAGTGTTATTGGTAATGAAGATCCTGATGATTTAATGCTTGAGATTCTGAATGTTTTACAAGAAAGTGGACGAGTTCCAAGAGTAGGAAAATATTATACTTTTGTTTACCGTCCAAAGACACCCAATATAACTTATGATCAAAATCCCCTAGTCGCAGTCACTGAAGTTTTCCGATGGGGATTCAAAGGTATTAATTTTCATTGGGGTGAATTGAGGCAATATACCTATGATGAGATTGCTGGGCAATTATATGAGATTTATTCAGAAGAACTTGCCGACTTAAGAGAAGTTCCTTTTGCCAATATCCGTCTAAATAGTTAAAAAAGTAGCCAAAAATGGCAGTAGAACTTTATAGATATCCGACAGAAAATATACAAAAAGGTATAGATTACCTTCATATTAATGTGGTTGAAACTAAATTTGGAAAATCAAATCAGGTAACTACAGCGAATACTGTTTATGTAAACAGTGGACAAAAAAATCCCAGTGGACCTGGACCTGGTGGAACTTATCCAGCACAATTAACAACCACTGTCAACACTCTTATAAAAAATGCTGGATTTGCCAGAAATAAAAATCGAAATATAAAAGCATCAATTATTTTACCAATGCCATCAAATATAACTGACACAAATCAGGTCAATTATTCTGATGATACTTTAGATGCTGTAACTGCAGAAGTTGCTGGATATGCTGGATCTATGATGAGGTCAAGTTCCGCCACGGAAATTGCCAATAAAATGTCGGCATTTGTAACTGGTATTGGAGCGAGAGGAGATCAATTAAAAGATATTTACCTTGGACAACTTGCTGCTTCTGCTGGACAATTAGCTGGCGTTGGAAATATAACACTTAACCAAATTCTAGCAAGAGGTGAAAATCAAATATTAAATCCAAATATGGAACTGCTTTTTAATGGCCCAACAATACGCAATTTTAGATTTTCATTTAAAATGACCCCAAGAGATGAAAATGAAAGTGAGCATGTACTAGGTATTATCAGAACATTCAAACAAAATATGGCTCCAAAAGCAAGTGATAAATTCTTTTTAGGTGCTCCAAATATTTTTGAACTAAATTATTTACAAACAACAGCAAAGAAAGGAGAAGTACAATATCATTCATTTTTACACAAATTTAAACAATGTGCTCTCACAGATATAACTATAAACTACACTGGAGAAAATGTATATGCAACTTATGCTGATGGAACTCCTGTTTCCATCATTATGGATTTAACATTCAAAGAACTTGAACCAATTTATGATATTGATTATACCTCCACACCTGAAGGAAGACACGCAGTAGGATACTAATGGGATACTTCAGAGAACTACCAGATCTAGCATATCAGTCATTTCTACCTAATAAAAATTCTTCGCAAGATTATGTCATTGCGAAGAATCTTTTCCGCAGAGTCAAACTTCGTGATGACTTATATAATGTCTTTACCATCTTCAACAAGTATGAGATTATGGATGGTGCTCGTCCAGACACTGTTGCCGACGAGATCTATGGTAGTCCAGAACTAGATTGGGTTGTTCTAGTCACTGCCAATATTATCAATGTAAGAGACCAATGGCCATTATCAGACTATCAACTTTATAATTATGCCGAGAACAAATATGGTTCTGATCTAACAAAGATTAGATTTTATGAGACCACGAAAGTTGTAGACTCTTCTAATCGTTTGGTTCTTCCTGCTGGTAAAGTTGTTGATAAAAACTTTACGATTCCAAATCCATCAGATCCAACGGCAACTTTAAATCCTGTAACTGGTATTACAAATTATGAGTATGAAACCAGAAAGAATGATGAAAAAAGGTCCATCTATCTTCTCAAACCAGCGTATCTACAACAGTTTCTGAATGATATGAGAAGAGAAATGATCTATTCTGAATCTTCAGAATATATTGATGACTATCTAATCGCAACCGAAAACACAAATATTACATTACCACAGTAACTCTAAATTCTTATCAAAAACCATTACATATCGGTGCTTGCGGGAGCGATCTTTCCATTCTCCTTCAGCACCTTTAATTTTGCCTCTAGAGTGTTTAGTTCCGTCTGCATAGTAGAAATCTTTCTTTGGGTCTGAAAGTCCGCAATACTTAAAGTTACAAGCGCGATAGATTGTGCCAGAATGGAAATCACTATCAGCGTAAGAGATGATTGCTTTAACTTCAGTATCCTTCCGTAACTGTCTAATCGCTCTTGAAACAAACCAAGAAGTGATATTATATTCTGCTCGTTGGGTTTCAGGGTGTACGCAAAGGCGTGAAAGTTCAAAGAGTCCTTCTTGCTCATTTCGTGCTAGTCCAAATGCTCCTTGTGCTACTTCTGGGACAGGGAGACCTGTAAAGATACAGACTCCTTTAATACCACCAATATTCAGTGGGCTAAAATCATTGCTCTCATATAAACCGTAGTTATATCCGCTCTTAAATCCTTTAGAAAAGTCCTTAAGATAATGAAACCGCAGAAGTAACTCTGCGGCTTCGGATTTACTTACACGGTCAATGTAATAATCTGTTTTCACTTGAACAGTAAATTAATGTATGCTGCTACAACTAAAAGTATTAGGCAGATTTGATTATACTTCACTCTTCAGCAAGTCGTGCAAAGTAAGAAAGAGTATCATCATCCTCATCTTCGTCAGCAGAAGATACAGTGCGAGTAGGTTGAAGAGAATTCAGTTCTCCACGAAGATCTTCCGTGAGTTCACGGGAAGAACCACGAGTGTATTCTTCTTCTTCACCCTCATCAGGATCTTGATAGCGAGGAGTGCCCTTGTTACCAAGAACATAGTCAAGGCGCTTCTTCAGATCATCATAAGACTTGAACTGATCAGCAGCAACAAGTTCAGCGAGAGAATACTGCTTCTTCCAGATTGCTTCCATCGCATCGTCATCTTCCAGAAGAGCATCGGGACGAGCAAACTCACTGGAGTCGTAGTTACGATAACCAGCAACGTTCTTTGCCTTCAGTTTGAAGTTAGCACCCTGCCAGAAATCGAACGGATCAATTGCTTCCTCATCCTCAAACTCAGGTTGCATCGCAGCAGTGAGTTTGTCGAAGATCTTCTTACCGAACTTATACAGGAAGACTTTACCTTCGTTAGAGGGGTTAGCGGGATCCTTGACCACATAGATGTTAGCAATGTAAGTCAGTTTACGCTTCTGTTTACGTGCCTGTTCTTTACCCACATCAGTGCCGTTGTTCCACAGCATCGTGTTGTGCTCAGACACAGGATCCTTCTGACCCAGAGTGGTCAGAGAGTTCTCAATATACCAACCACCAGGACCTTGGAATGCGTGACTGTAGAGTTTCACGAACGGAAGGTCCTCACCGTTCGGAGCAGGCAGGAAACGGATGACGGCATAACCATTGCCGCTCTTATCACATTCTAGTTTCCACAGGCGCTCATCGCCACTGGAACCGCCATTGTTATTCATTTTTTCGACTTCCTTGACCAGTTTTGCGGTCAGGGAGCCAAGCTTAGATTGCTTCTTAAGGTCTGCGAAAGACATTTGGATTACCTCGGATTAATTGGATTCGGGGGATTACTCGGATAGTATAACAGGGATGCCCTCAGTCGTCAAGATATTGCTTGAGGGATTCGATTGTCTGATTCATACTGTCGAATAAAACTTGCATATCGGTCTCTGGTGGGAATCCCATCAGTGCTACCGATTTGCGAAGATTCTCTTTCATCTCAACCGCCTGTGGGTCATCTGAAAGAGACAATCTAGTATACATGATCCTTTGCTTTTCTAGCAAGGTCTGTAACTTTTCAACGTGTTCTTTCTTGGTTTCATTATCCATTACACCAAAGGTAAGGATACTTCCATAGATTTGTTCTTGAAGATTATTAATTTCTTCAAGTTCTTCTTGAATAATATCGGATTTAAAAAATTCACTCATTGATAATGGACCGCAAAATCTTTCGGTAGTTGAACACATCAATATTTAGGAATGGGGAATATTTTTTCAATTTCAAACTTACGGTTTCCCACACAGGGTCCAGAAGTTTCTTATCAAAATCGTTTGAGAAATGGAATATTTTTTCGTAGATTGTGAAAGTTTCTAGCGATAGTTGCCCGCTTAGAAACTTTTTGAGTATCGGAGGGTGACCTTTGGTACAGTTGAACAAACTCTCTAACTCGTTCTCCGATAACAATTCGTTGCTTTGCTCTTTGAATAAGTAGGTCAAACTCTGTTGACGCCTCATCCACTCTGCGTATGTTCTTTCGCCAGAATTGATAATTTCTCCAATCCATAAGTTTTGTGGGTTGTCTGCGGATACAAAATTTGCAAGTAGAAAGTCTTTGACTTCCTCATCAGAATATTTACGGCTGGTCTTCTCAAACCAGTATTTGTCTTTACGTTTATTGAAAGAAGTCACAGTTGCCCGTGACTTTCCTCCATACTTAAAAAAGTCATATTTACTGTTCGTAAAATGACTTTTCATCGAAAGATAAGTTTGATAAGTTTCAAATGGTGACATAATAAACTTCAAAAATTACTTTCCTCCCCAAGCAGTATATCTTGATTTTTCAGTATCACTCCATTGTCTAGCAACAAAGTCTTTACCAACACCAGTTCCCTCAACTCCCTTTAGTTTTGAAAGAACTTTTGGTGGGGTATAACCACCGCCATATACAGAAGAAATGCTAAATCCAGCTCTTGCTAAATCATTGCGAATTGAGGAACTCATTGCTCTTTCTCCAATCTTATCATCAGAGAAACCTTTTTGTACCCCACCAGAAGGTCTATACATTGGGATATCAAATGCTCTATCAGAATAGTGCCTTGATCCTTTAGAGTGCTTTCCTCCAGAGGTGGAACCAATCTCCCAACCCTGTTTTTTCATCCATGCTATAGCAGCATCTCTAGTCTTTTTATCATCAAACTCCAAATGATCATGATAATTTTTACCACCATGACTTGGATCATATCCTCCGTGAGTTTCGTCACCAGTGATATATCCAGCTTTCATTTCGTTTATTACAGATATAAACTGATTAAACGTTTTCATTTGAAGTTGTCTTTTATGTATTTAGTTTACAGAGGAAGTTTTGCCTTCGAAGTCTTCTTCATAAAGTTGAGACGGATAGCATCCCACTTCAATCTCTCTTTTAATGGTTTTGAGATAAGCTTCGTGACTGATTCTACCTCAAGACTGTTAATTTCACAATAGTGACAGATAGCATCAATGTAGTTGAAGTTTTCTTCAATCACAATCTTCTCAATTTCAAGAGCGAATTTAGAAGGAGTCAGAAACTTACTTTCTATTGCTTGTTCTAGTTCTTTGTTATTTTCCATAGAGTTCCAGTTTATCTCTAACAAACTTTCTAATGTATTCGCTGAGAAGTTTGATGTACTTTGATTTGTCTCGTTCTTCATAGACGACGCATTCTCCATTTTCACAAGCCATGATGATTACAAGTTTTTTAACTGAAATACCAGTCAGTTCGTACAGCATACATCCGTAAGCCATACATTGAACAAAATAGTGTTCGATCCACTCTCGTGGTTTTGGTTTTTTAGAAGTCTTAAAGTCGATTATAGCTAACTCACCGTCATATTCAGCGATGCAGTCAACTGTCCCAGCAATACCTAGTTGCTTACTATATAGGGACCCTTCAAGGGCGTAAATATTATTTATACGATTTAAGTCTGATTTTGAAATTTTAAAGAGGAAATCAGAAATTGGTTGTACTTTTGGTAGTTCTTCATTCTTCAGATGATGTTCTACCAGAGTATGCATGTCTGTACCACGACTTGTTGCTGCCTTCGTGATACGATCTGCTTCTTCATCACCGACTTTCTTTCTCCAGTTGACGAAAATCTCCCTATTAAAATGACTGGTCACCGAAGTGATGGAGACCAGTCTAAGAAGTTCTTCTTCTGTAGGAACTCTGTAATACCTTACACCATCAATAGTCTCCCTCTCAAGTTGAGGGAGATCAATATCAACATGACTGAACATTAAAAACCTGCTTCCATTTTTGCGAGAATGTATTCTTTAACAAGTCCAGAGCGGACAATATCATCAACCCCAAATTCAATTATATCAAAAGAAGGCATTTTACGCAATACACTCATAAAATCATGAATACCATTACGCTCATTTGACTTCTGCAAATCAGACTGAACCGCATCACCACAGAAACAAATTCTAGTATTTTCACCAACACGAGTGATAATAGAGTCTAATTCATGGAAGTTTAGGTTCTGATATTCATCAACAATAATAATAGAGTTATCAAGTGTAGTTCCACGAAGGAACGAAGTACTCCAAAACTTGATTGTTTCTTGTGACTTGAGATTACCATAGAGCATCTCGAAATCAGCATCACTAGGCATCTGGAACATATATTTCACCATATTCTTATAAGGAATTTGGTAAATATCCGCCTTATCTTCATGAGAACCAGGAAGGAACCCAATCTCTCTGGTAGCAACTAGAGAACGAACAAGGTAAATGCGTTCATAAGGTGTATGTTCATTCAATACATCTTGAAGAGCATTATAAAGTGTGATAAAGGTTTTACCAGTACCAGCACAACCATATGCTACTAAATGTTTACCTTCTTGATAGGAATTAAATAATCTTTTTTGATTATCCGTAAGGGGATCAATATCAATAAGGTAATCGGAACTTAGAGGTTTCTTCCTCTTCATCTGCTTTGCAGTGAGACCAACCCCGATAGGTTGCTCTGCAGACGATCTTTTTCTTCTTGCCATTAGATTTTGTTTACTTTAGAACCAGGCATTTTCGCTGCACGGTGCAGCACATCGTTCCATCCAGGATTCTTCTTCCTGAGTTTGTCCTTCCACTCACCCACTTCACCAGGTTGTGGGCAGGTAGAAGGATCAGACCAGTCTCGAATCCATTCTGGATTTTCCACTTTCCACTGGTCCCATTCGTTGACGCTCATCGTCACTTCTTTTTGTTCACCAGTTTCTTTGTGGACTACAGGATATGTTGCCAAAATTTTCACCTCCTAATGATATGAACTTATTTATTGTTTAAATGAGAAGATATTTTCATAATATGATTGGTAAAATCTTCCAAAGATAAATCCCACTTCATCACATTACAAATTTTACAGCAAGGGGTACAATTATCTTCTGTATAACCTTTAGTACTATCAATCCTATCAATTCCAGTATATAAAAAATCACCGCCAGTTTTTGATTGCGATTTTTTTACGGAAGATAATGAATCACCACAATAAGAACAAGATTTTACTACATTTTCTGTAAAAAAATTTACATCAATGTCAAAGTTTAATCCTCTTCTATTAGCAGAAGTTCTATATGTGGAGTATAGGTCGTTTTTTGCGGCTTCACCATAAGATAATTTCCAAGGCATATTTTTTGCCCCTTTTGATTTCCAAGTAGATACATCTCTTTGAGAACATCCACAAGAATATCTTCTTCTTATGTTAAAACTATACATTTCTTTAGTCCCACCACATATAGAACATTTTACTTTCCCTTTAACATGATGACCTGGACCTTTTGCTGGTATTACATCCAATACGGTAAAGTTGCCTATGACATCTCCAACACTAATAGATGATTTTCTTCCCATAGTAGTAATGTATCCAACTACTTATATTTATAATATGGATACATTACAGAACCCATTGATTTTCTACTCCCCCAAGTGCTTCTGTACAGATAGGAAATTGCTCGGCAAAGATTTTTTTACATTCTTTAGCAATATCCATATGCTCTTTTTGCGTTCCATTTTTTTCTCGGAGTGCAATATATGTGATCCAAGACCTGCAACTACCCGCCATATAAAGACGAGTAGGAGTCGCCAGAGGAAGCACAAAGCGAGCAGACTCTTTTGCTACTCCGTGAGCAAGAAGTTCCTTGTAGAGGCGCATACCCTCCGCAAAATGGTCTTGAATCTTACTTTGTAGCGTCAGTTTTTCATATTCGCCAATATCATCAATAGAGTTTTGACGATTCTTGGTATCCTGACGACGAAGATCGGGAACGGGAATATACTCTGAAATCAGTGAAGTATCAGCATAGCGTTGTGAGAACTCTTGATATGTGAAACTACGGTGACGCAAAATTTGAGCTGCGATACCACGATTGGTTTCAATCTCAAGAGTCATAAAACTCTGCTCAAACACAGACCAATGGTTGTGCTTGATGCAATAAGCAAGCAACTTGGAATAGTTTTCGTTGTCTTGATTTGCAGGATTACTGACTCTTGCTACATACGCCATTGTCTTTTCGGCGTCTGGAGTTACACTAACCAGTTTTACAGTCATTTACCAAATCCTTTTGATGTTTTCTTTTCTAAGTCTGCGAGTTGTTCTTTCAACTCACGAAGTTGCACTTTCATCTCACGAATCTTTTCATCGGTATAGAGATGGTCTTGCTTGATGAGACGCTCAAGCAACTTTACAAGTTTTTTAGATCTACTAGTCATTAATCTGCATATCCATCATCATCGTCAAAAATTTCATCGTAGTCTTGTAGACCTACTTTTACTTCCTCATAGTTGAGATAACTCTGAGTATCAGAGTATACTTCAGCTTTGAGAGAATCTACAAGTAATTCAAGATTACGGACGATGAGTTTAAGTTTTTCTTTGTCCATAAGATAGGGTTCTCTCAACTCATTTTACACAAAAAAAGGGAGGTCGTCAAGACCTCCCCATCTTATTACTCACTCAGCATATTTCTACATACCCGTTTACAAGTTTGTTGGTCATCATCACATTCTATTAGACAGTTAAAATAATCATTGACTAACTCCATTTCATCATTACAACGGTCAACTGTTTGCTCAAAGTGTCGCCATTCTGCAAGTTGATTGTAAGAGACAAGGTTGTGCATAATGTCCTCCACGCACAAGGATAATCATAACAAATAATTTTCGCTCATTTGTATGACCTCATTATTCTACCATATGTATATTAGATATGTTACTTAGGATACAAAAATTTATGCCTATTAGAGAAACTTATAGACATAAAAAAAGAGGGAGAGTCAATCTCCCTCAAACTTAAACATTTTTTCAAACCACTCATCTAGATGAATAGTATAACAGGACCAATAATTACAACCCCTGTATGTTAGTTGATAGCAAGCAGGAGGTCTATTGTCCTTATCCATATCATCATAATGATATTTGTAGTTGTCCATTATTTGTCCAACCACTGAACATACATTGATAAAAATACGGTTGTTAAAGCAATCGCAGCAGTAGTTGATACCATGAACTGTACCATTACCTTGCTCCTACTAATTGTGCTAGTTGGGCTTGATGACGACGCTCTTCTTTTTGTTTTTGCTCTTTAATGATTTGCAAGAAGTTTAGTTTCTTCATTTGTGCCCCTCCTTTACATACTTAACACCACGATAGGTTTCGTTGTATTGTTGGGGTTGTTGCATCATCTGTTGTTGATATGCGATACGCTTTTCGGTATCGTATTCAGCACCACGATAAACTACTTTCGACATTGGTTTTCTCCTAAAGAAATGAGATGGTTAGTCCCGTTCCTTCAGTCGGCTTTTGCGTCTATGAAACAACCTTTCTTTGTGACTTGTTCAATTTCTAATATGAGACCAATTTTTTCATGGTCAGTGACGAAGTTACTAGCATTAACTCTACTAATGAGAAGTTGTGCCTGTAAGCAAGATAAAAAGAGTTGCTCCATAGATGAACGATCCGTTCCGAGTCGGCTTACTTGCGTCCTATTCAGTTTTTAGCACCTTTGAACAACAT